TGGCATCAGCTTGCTGAAGGTGATTTTATCGAGGCTGTTGCGTCCAGCCGTGAATATAACGGACGCACTTACTTCAACATTCGTGCAACAGACATTACGCTAAAGGAGGCATCAAGTGGGAGTGGGAATAGTGGCACTGCTAGTGGCAGCAATCCTGTTTCTGTATCTGGTAGTGCAGGGACTAAAGTAGCAAGTGGAAACCCTGATGACCGCCAGGCTGCGATTATGCGTCAGTCTGCCATGGGGTACGCCGCACAGATTGTTAGTGGCACACTGACCGGCAAGAGCGACCTAGACAAGGCCGCTGCTGAGGTTGTACGGATTGCTGCTGAATACTTTGTGCCGTATGCCGAGTATGGCGTGACTGCTGACGAGACGCGCAAGGCGGAAGAAAAGGAAGTCCAGAATCAGCAGGCACATCAACAGGCTGATGATGATGGGGAGCCTTTTGACGACGACATCCCGTTTTGATCTATGTACTGCAAGTGCGGAGGTAGTGTAAGCAAGCACGAAGAAACGGCTAATCGTAAATTAGTTACTTACAAAAGATGCAAGACCTGTGGTAAAGTCACTGACATAGAGGTTAAAGATGCGAATTCACTTTAAGCAGTTGCACAAGGATGCAGTCTTGCCCAGCCGCGCCACACCCGGCGCTGCCGGGCTTGACTTGTACTCCGTTGAAGATGCAACAGTGCGATTTGGGCAGATCACAACTGTACCAACAGGTGTTGGTGTTAAACTGCCGATTGACTATGCTGGGCTTATCTGGCCGCGCTCTGGCCTAGCTGCAAAACACGGAGTTGATGTCTTGGCGGGTGTAATTGACCCTGACTACAAAGGAGAGATCAAGGTTGTGCTGACCAAGTCAGACCAAGGCTCTATGACTCTTCCTGCTGGTAAGTCTATCGCGCAGTTGTTGCTGCAAGAGTGCAAGTTTGCTATATCAGAGTGGACAGATGATCTAGGCGAGAGTCTGCGCATGGACAGAGGATTTGGAAGCAGCGATTGGTAACGCAAGATGAGTAAGACTAAACGACGCAATCCACATTACATCACTGATGATGATCGGTGGATCAAGAAGGGCGGTAAACACTTTGGCCCTTCCAGGCGCTCAAAAAAGCAAGATTTTGAGCAAGAGATAGAAGAGGTGCTCAGAAATGGCTACTAATGCAATCGTTGACGCTGACCCGATTTGCTATGCGATTGCGTTTGCATCGCAGGATTATGCGGTAGTAGACGATGAAGGCAACGTATGTAACGTCTACGAGTCAATGCGGGATGCTCGGGAAGCAGCGATGTACGAGGGCGATCATATTTTGCCCAGTCCGCACGATCTTGACACTGTGACAGATCGCGTAGACGACTTTCTTTTTTACCTACAAGAGGAACTTAACGCTGGGTTTATCCGCTCTTTCCTAACCCCGCCTGACATTGAAAAGAACTTTCGTCGAAAACTCAACCCAGAGTACAAGGCCAACCGCAAAGATTTTGTGAAGCCGTATCACCACAGCAATATCCGTAAATATTTGATGGATGAGTGGGGTTCGGAATTGGCAACCGAAGGACTAGAGGCTGATGACGAACTAGCTATCATTGGCTGGCGAGCATTCAAGGAAGATGACGACTCGGTTATTATCTGCTCAATTGATAAAGACTTAGACACTGTGCCAGGGTGGCATTATCGCTGGCCCACACATAACAAAGAAGGCAGTCTGTACTATCAGCATCAGGCTGACGCTCGCTTTGCCTTCTGGGCATCTGCCTTGACAGGAGACGGTGCAGATAACATCATCGGCATCAAAGGTGTAGGCCCGAAGAAGTCTTCTAAAATTCTTGAAGATTGCGAGACAGAGATTGACTACTACACAGCCTGTAAGGATCAGTACGTTAAACATTTCGCAGAGAAGTTAGGTAGTGCAGAATCAGCGGTTGAGTACTTACACCTTAATTGCCGCATGTTGCACTTGCTAAGACACGAAGAGGATAAGTGGGAGGTGCCAGACGGTGTACAGTGATGACAAGATATTACTAGACTTGCTTAAAGAACTGGTTGAGGACAAAGAGTCCGATAGCGATTTTACCGATGACGAACTTGTAGCCTTACTTGACACTGTGGAGGATCAGATCGATGCCAGAGGTTCCCAGATTAGCCCGGTTGATTTTTCCCATTACGATAGCTAGTTTGGAAGCTAAAGTGGAAATGTGCAAAGAAGAGAACTACAGGTTGAAACGAAAAGTGCAGGCACTTGAAGCGAAACTAGACAAAAGCCCGTTACTACAACCTGCTTGGTCGCTATTTGATTGGGATAAAGCGTATGGCCCGACCAAAGACTGAACCAGCATACAGAAGCCAACTAGAGCGAAGAGTGTGCAACAACTTACGGAATCGACGCATTCCTTATTCTTACGAGCCTTACACCATTCCGTACACAACAGAGGTTAAGCCTGCTTATTGCGATAATTGTGGTCACAATGTCATCTTGAAGGAGCGTAATTACACACCAGATGTGGTGCTAGGCAACGGAGTTGTTATCGAGATCAAGGGCAAGTTCACTGGCGAGATGAGGACTAAGATGCTTGCCATCCGACGATCTAACCCACATTTAGACATCCGAATGCTATTCCAGTCTGACAACTGGTTGACGCGGAAGAAGAAGCAGAGATACTCTGATTGGTGTGAGAGGAACGGTTTTGTATATCACGTTGGAGAACAAGTCCCTAGCGACTGGGTAGAGTGACATGAGACGTTATACAGATAAGCAAATTTTAGCCGCTGTTGAGGAGATGGGCACTCAAGCTGCCGCTGCTATTCACCTTGACATGAACAAAAGAGCTTTGGAGAGGAGACTTGCTAGGATTAGAAAAAAGGAACAGAATCAAGATGATGGAGGCCGTCAGGTTCCTGAAGGTCACATTGTTCGTGGCACTTCTACTTTATATGATGCTGAAACTGGCGAGCCTAAGTTAGAGTGGGTAAAGACTAGCCTAGACAAGCAGATGCAATTGGAGATTGCTGAGAAAGCTGTTGAGGCGCTTGTAGCTGACATTGAGCCTGTAACTCCTAAGAAATCCTCGGGTGTTGCTGATAACTTGATGACACTTATCCCGATCACTGACATGCACATTGGGATGTATGCTTGGGGTGAAGAGGTAGGCGAGGATTACGACACAGAGAAAGCTGTTCGTGCTTTGACTGCTTCTATTGATTACTTAGTCAATATGGCACCGCCTTCTAAGAAGTGTGTGATCTTGCAGCTAGGTGATTTTTTCCACGCCGAGAATATGGAAGGTGTGACTAATCGTAGTCGCAATGTGCTAGATATTGACAGCCGTATGCAGCGTGTCATTGACTCTGGAATGATTGCTCTAAAGCAGTGCATTGATAAAGCCCTAGAACGGCACGAGACAGTCCAGCTTGTTAGTATCGCCGGTAATCACGATGAGATTCTAGGCCACGCTCTTCGCTCTGCTTTTAAGATGCTCTACAGCAATGAACCGCGTGTAGATGTGCTAGACAGCCCTAGCAGCCGTCAGTACATCAAGTTCGGTAAAGTCTTGATTGGAGCAACACACGGTCATCAGACCAAGGATCGAGACTTGCCCGGTATCATGGCAACAGAGCGTCCAGAGTGGTGGGGAGAGACTAAGCACCGCTTCTTCTATCGGGGCCACCATCACCACGACAATCGTGTTGAGTACAATGGTTGCATTGTTGAGCAGTTCCGCACAATGGCTGCTGGTGATGCTTACGCTGTTGAACACGGGTTCTTATCAGGGCGAGACATGAAGTGTATTGTGTTTGATCCGAATTGTGGTGAGATGAGCCGCAGTGTTTGTTCCGTTGACCTAGTAAGGATGATGTACGATGTCTAACGAAGATAATCTTGATTTTGAAGTAGACTTCAACCCCGATTTTGAGAGCATGGGTTACGAGCTGGCTGGGGCTATTGAGTTCTACGAAAATCCAGAGACTAAAGAGTGCGCTTACAGATCGCTGATGTTCACAACAACAATGGAGGGAGAGTTAGAAGAGGACGAAGAGTATACAGATGGACAGTCTATGATTCTTGTTACTCAGACTATGTTAGAAGAATATCTAACAAGTGAGAGGCACTAATGGATGAGCTTAGAGAGGACTACATTGACAAGGTCATCGACTATGCAAAGAGTAGCCCGGCTAAGTTTAGACACGCAGCGATCTGTTTGGACAAAAGAGGACAGATTGTTAGTTGGGCTACCAACTCTAGAAAGACTCATCCTATGCAAGCAGAGTACGCTAGACGGACAGGTAAAGAGCAGAAGGTGAGCCTGCACGCTGAGATAGCTGCTCTGATTAGGGCCAGGGATGACATAGAGACAGTGGTGGTGGCTAGGATCAACAAGCGGGGTGAACTTAGGAACAGCAAGCCATGTCCAATCTGCCGCTTGGCACTAGAGGAAGCAGAGGTAAGCGAAATCTGGTTCTCTACTGATAAAGGATTCGAGAAACTTTCATAAAGTGAAAGGTGCAAGTATGATTACCGAATTAAAGACAGATGAAGACGGGCGCATGTACATCCCGTTGCCCGATGAAGCCAGAGAGGCAATTACTCTTGAGCTTCTTAAAGAAGACTACAAGGTGCTGCTGCACTTTTATGACAGCACTGTAGAGAAGCTAGAAGAAGACCCAGAAGCATGGGTCTACAATACAGACTTTGAAGATGAGTCTAGGATTAAGGAAGCATTTGAAACGCTAATTCACTACTACGGAGGCACAATTAATGAGTGATCCATTTGAACAGACTAGCAACGCAGAGTACAGCAAGTTTATTCACCGCAGCCGCTACAGCCGGTTCCGTGA